AAAAAAGGCGATAACAACGAAAATGTTAAGTTAATGCAACAAAAGCTGGGAATTGAACCAGCAGTAACTAATTTTGGACCTAAAACTGAAGCAGCTGTAAAAGAATGGCAAGCAAAGAATGGTTTAACCGCAGATGGTATAGTAGGACCGGCAACTTGGGCAAAAATTATGGGAGAATCAACTCCAGTACCAGCAGCACCAGTTCAACCTGTGGCAAATGTTGGTGGATTGAAATTGGATAAATTGAGAGGACATATTCCTGATGCAGTTATCCAAATGATTCCTGATACGGCAGCTAAGTTCCAAATTAATACTCCATTAAGATTAGCACACTTCTTAGCACAATGTGGACATGAGAGTGGTGGATTTAGAGTAACACAAGAGAACCTAAACTATTCAGCTAAAGGATTGGCTGGTATCTTTAAGAAATATTTCCCAACTGAAGCAGCAGCAACTCCGTATGCTAGACAACCACAAAAGATTGCAAACAAAGTGTATGCAAATCGTATGGCTAATGGTTCGGAAGCAAGTGGTGATGGCTACAAATTTAGAGGCAGAGGATATATCCAATTAACAGGTAGAGATAACTACACACAATTTGGTAAAGCAATTGGTGAAGATATCGCATCAAATCCTGATAAAGTATCATCTCAATACGCATTATTATCAGCAGCATGGTTCTGGTCTAAAAACGGATTGAACAAATTAGCAGATGGTGGAGCAGGTGATACTGTGGTAACATCTATTACAAAAAGAGTAAATGGTGGTACAATTGGATTGGCTGACAGAATTAAACATTTCAAAGAATATTATCATTTATTAGCGTAAAATTTGTTTAATTAAAAATAATTTCGTATATTTATAAAATATAACATTAGAAACATGGCAAATATTAAATTAAAAGGATTATTAACCGAAGCAGAAGATTTTAAGGCAAGAAGTAAACAAACTGGAAAGTTGGTACACTTCAAGTCAAAAGATGCATATCAAGCGGCAATCAAAGCTGGTTCTCACGAAGACCCTAAAGCTGAAAAAGGTGGACAGCCTAAAGCAGATGTAAAACCAAATGATATGTTTGGTGGAGATTATGCAAAAGATAGAGGTGGTAAAGCTCCAAAAGCTGACCCTGTTATTGCAGTAGCATCTAGAGCTCAAATGGTCCCAAAAGCGGTAGCAGGATGGGCAGATAAAAATCGTGTAGACCTTTCCAAAGTATCCGATGATTTAAATTCAGGTAAGTTAAACGTATTTGATTTTATGACCGCCGTTACTGGTATTCCTGGTAACAAATACGCTAAAGCTGTAATTGCTAAATATCCAAAATCCGATTCTAATACGAAGTATTCACAATCAGTTAAACAGGATGTATCTGTAGATGGACAGAGTGATAAGGAATTATACAATGCTTTGTCAGACATGGGATATAATTTTGGAAAATTTGGTAGTAAGAATTTTGATGAAGAAGGATTCGCTGATGCAGCAACTAACTTAGGTTATCGATATGATGATAAAAATAAAGTATGGAATCATAGAGATAAAATGGGTGGAAATACTCCTAACACATCTAAATACGATGATAAATCATATTGGAAAGATACAGAACGTGAAAGACAAGGACAGGGTGCCGATGATGATTGGGATGATGATGATAGCTGGGGTGAAGGGCCTCAATTGACATCTGATAGATTGAATAAAATAGAAACAGCACTTGAAGATGAATTGGATTTAAGAGGTAATGGATTTGAAACTACACGTGAAAGCGGTGGTGGTATGGGTGGATGGGAAGGACCTATGCAAATAATGGATAAAAATGCTGATTTCGATGATGAAGATAATTATATTACTTTATCTGTGGGAAGTTCAAACAATGATGGCAAAATGTCAATTGTATTTGCAAATTACAATGGTGAACCATATTTTGAACCTGATTACGATGCATTAACTGGTGATAATGATTTAGAACCACAGCAAGCATATAAAGTTACAAAAGCTTTAATGAAAATGCCTGAAGTTCAAAAACTATTAAAAGGTGAAATGAGTAAAGAAGAATTCCAACCGATATATGATAAGCTAAAAGCTAAATTTTCAAAAGGAAAAACGGAATCAACGAAACTAACATCAATGATTAAAAAATAAATAAAAGGGAGAAACTAAAAATTCTCCCTTTTTTATTTGGTATACTCGACTATTTTTCGTATATTTGTGTATATCCACAATCATATATAAATGCCAATAGCTCTACAAAATATACTTTAAAAAAGATTTGGAATTCTGAATAATTTGTCGTATATTTGTATTTCTATTATATTTATTAATGTAACGGAGGTGAAGGACACTCACCTAAATAAAACCATAAAACATAAACTCTTAAAACTTAAAAGACATGGCTATTAACTTAGACGCAATTAAGAGCAGACTTAACAAACTGCAAAACACCCAAAGAACAACTGTAGAACTTTGGAAACCAGCACCCGGTAAACACACAATCCGATTGGTGCCGTACAAATTCAATAAAGAAAATCCTTTTATTGAACTTTATTTTCACTACAACATTAACAACAAATCTTACTTATCTCCGATGAGTTTTGGTAGACCTGACCCTATTGTTGAGTTTGCTGATAAACTTAAAAGAATGGGTGACAAGGAAGATTGGAAAGCGGCCAAGAAAATGGAGCCAAAGCTTAGAACATTCGTACCTGTATTGGTAAGAGGTGAAGAAGGTGAAGGCGTAAGATTCTGGGGCTTTGGAAAAACTGTATATCAAGAAATTCTTGGTTATATGGCAGATCCTGATTATGGTGATATTACTGACCCAAATGAAGGTAGAGATATTACTGTTGAAGTAGTATCGGCTGAAGACAGTGGTACTTCTTACCCTGTAACAACTATCCGTGTTAAACCAAAGGAAACTCCAATGGCAACTTCAAAAGAAGAAACGGATAAATTCTTAAATTCCCAAAAGGAAATTACTGAACTTTATTCAGAATTAACTTATGCAGAATTGAAAAATGTATTAGAAGGTTGGTTAAATCCATCTGGAACTTCTGATGATGAGGTATCGGCATCTGCCCAAACCCTTTCATCAACGGCTAAAGATGAAGATGAAGTACCGTTCGATACAACCCCATCAAAACCAGCAGCACCAGCTAAAAAAGTTGATGATGTAGCAGCAGCTTTTGATGACCTTTTCAATTCATAAAATAAATAAGTTAATATGGCGAAAGCAACTAAGGAAGTGGACTTAGCAGAAGTGCTAGCGGACTCCCTAAACAAACAAGCAAAAGACCAAAAGGTAGCATTCTTTTTGGACAACAATGACTCCCCTACAAACGTAGAAGGTTGGGTATCAACCGGAGCATCAATGTTGGATGTGGCAATCTCTAATAGACCTTATGGAGGTTTGCCTGTTGGTAGAATTACCGAAATTACGGGATTAGAACAAAGTGGTAAATCATTAGTATCAGCTCACTTACTTGCCGAAACACAAAAGTTAGGTGGTATCGCTGTATTGATTGACACGGAGAACGCCGTAAGTAGAGAATTCTTAGAAGCCATTGGAGTAGATACAACTAAATTACTTTATGTAGCAGCTGAGACTGTTGAACAATGTTTTGAATATACTGAAACGATTATCGAAAAGGTAAGAGTTGCATCGAAAGATAAGTATGTAACAATCGTTGTGGATTCAGTAGCAGCAGCATCAACTGAAAAGGAGATGGAAGCTGATTATGGTAAAGATGGTTACGCTACGGATAAAGCAATTATCATTTCCAAAGCAATGCGTAAAATCACAAATCTTATTGGTAGACAGAAAATCACTTTGGTTTTCACAAATCAATTAAGACAGAAGATGAACGCAATGCCATTCTCTGACCCTTGGACAACTTCTGGTGGTAAAGCAATCGCTTTCCATGCATCGGTTCGTTTAAGATTAAAGAGTATGGGAACGATTAAGGCAAAAGAAAATGGTAACGATAGAATCGTAGGTATCAAAGTTCGTTGTCAGGTAGTAAAGAATAGGATGGGACCTCCGTTACGTTCCGCCGATTTCGATATCTTCTTTGATAGAGGGATTGATAACTATGGAGCTTGGTTGGGAATGATGAAAGAAAATGGAATCGTAAAACAAAGTGGTGCATGGTATGAATATACTGATATTGATACGGGTGAAATCATTAAGTTTCAGGCGAAAGATTTTCCTTCTACATTGGAAAACAATCAGGAAGTAAAAGAGCAAATCTATAAAAGAATTTGCGAAGGTACAATTTTACAATACAAAAAAGATTCACTTGATACTGATAATTTGGTGACAGATTCAGAAGTGATAGGTGATTAATAAAGGTTATAAAAAATATGAAAGAACTATACAAAAAATTACTCAATGAAGTTGAGACAGAACATGAATCAAACGCCCAAAGGGTAAGGAATGGTAGAGTTCTTATCATAGATGG